CTTTAAACAACAGGTCGTTTTAGATATGAGTTATCAAAAAAAAAGTATTGATAGCTTGAAAGCGAGCAAAACAGCATACACCGGGCAGCAGGTGCAGAGGTACTATACAGAGCGGAGGGTAAACGGCAAGCTTGTTTTAAAAGAGATAGCAAACCCGCAGGAAGCAAATTAAAAAAGGCCCGGAGTTAATACCGGGCCTTTAGTTTTTTATAGGGTGTATGGTGTTAATCGATAGCCAAAGAGCTAACAAGGGGTTTAATAACGGATCTGTATAGCCATTCCATAATAGCGCCGATAATTCCGGGGTTTTCGTCGATACCAAATAATACCGCCAGCTTATTAGCAATGTCGTGTTTTACCTGATCGATCAGAGCGGTAACGGTGGTTTTCACATAGTCAACAATCGCGGAAATAGCTTCGCCCAGGGTTTCGGGATGGTAGCCGGTAATTTCAGATACCAGCAATATAAACGCTTTGGTGCCGATTTCAAAGCCTATCTTTGAAAGCTGCAAGCCAATGTCAGGAATTGCCGCTTCAATATTTCCAGCTTTTACCACATTGGTAATAATTGCAACTATACACGAAGCAGAGGTATACTTTTGTTTATCCTCTTCGCTTAGGTTGTTAAACGCGGCTTTGCCGAGCCTTTGGAGGGTTGATTTGCAAATCATGGTTTAGCGGGTTTAGGTGAATGATACTTATTGTACCAGGTAGCGTATACCACCTGCAGGCTATCCGCTGTACGGATAATAGCCCTTACCTGATTGGGCGTTACATCGTTTTGCCCCTGCTTTAAAAGGTAAAGCAGGTTGCTGGTAGAATTAACCATAAAGGCGAGATCTTTAGCAGGCATTATGTAGTTTGCCGTATCGTGGGATATAGTAATTCTACTAAGATTTGGTTTCTTTACAGCGTCAGTATTTTTTACCTTTGTTTTTGATTGCGCGAAGCATGCCGATACTATAAAGGCAAGCGCGATGGTTAGAATTGTCTTTTTCATTATTTATTATTGTTTTAGTATATGGGCGAATGTAAATAAATTATATTCTATTTTCAATTTCCTTAGCTAAATTATTAGCATTCTTAATTTTGGTCTGCAGCTTAATAAATAACTCTCCTTTATAATCGCCAATATAGCTATTAAGTAGTTGTATATATGAGTGAAGCATTAATGAACCTTTTTCTAAATTGCAAGCTCTGCAGCATGGGCGTGTAATCTTACCACCTCTCGAACGAGGTATAATATGATCGCGAGTAAAAGAGTTTGATAAATTAGGCTCTTTAATTAATGGTATTTCACAATAAACGCAACGCGGCCCGCTGCTCTTTGCCTTTTTAATATCAGATTTAAATCCACTTGTACCCGTGCCTAAATATTCAGCATTGTGTGTTTTATTAAGTAAAGTTATATCCTGCTTAACTTTATAATACCATCGCTCACCATGTACAAAATAAATATGAAATTCATCTTCATTTAAAGGAGGTTCCTTTGTAAATAACCGATCCCGTTTTTCCTTATCCCTTTCTGCTTTGGTTTTATAAAGACCTTTAAAACTCAAAGGCTCTTCTTTTATATCTTCCAATGAATTAGTATTTAAATTGTGTGAACTGTATAAGGGCCGCGTCCTCTAATGGTTTCTTAAACCAGCCTTTAAAATCGGCGTAGCTTAAACCATCATGGGCGGCGAATAAGAACGGCCATTTTAGGGGCACGATCTTAGTATCTACAAAAATGTTATACCGGCGGTTAAAATAACGCTTGTTTGTTTCCAGTGGGTATATATGCACTTTTTGAACGTGGATATAATACAGCCGGCCAAACTCTATTTGCTCACTTGCATAAGGTTTACCACTCCAATAGCGAAGCGATACGTAACCGAGGCCCGCGTTTACCACCTCAGCCCGCGCAACCCATAGCGCGTAATTTTCCCGAACCGTGTGCCGCTTATTCCCGGTGTTTATCTTATCGGGGAATAGTGTCGGGGTGCCCTTGTTTGGATGCGTAGCCGGAAACTTGCGGGCCACCATTAAGACAAAGCACTTTTTTTTGATAAGCTTGATTTGCTTTGCCATTATTAATATTGCTCAATTGGTAATATACAAACCTTATCGCCGGCAGCGTTCATAAATTGCAGGTTATTTTTTGCTCTGTTTGGCCAGGTTCCCGATATCTCAACCTGATTGAATATAATAAAGCAGCGTGTATCTATATGAAGATAGCAAACGTTTTTCCACCATGTAATTAAATACTGATTGCCGGAAACCTTAAATCTAAAATCGCGGTTAAATTCGCCGGTATCGGGTTGTTTATTTTCAACATCTTTAATGTTTTTATGCGATTTTAAAAGTGCCTCTAAAGCCTCAAATGTTATGTTCATGATTGGTTTAATTATACCGCAATACTACAGAACATAAATTTAAAAAGCAAATAAAAAATAAATAAAATAATATTTGTTTATTAGTAATTAAGGTTTACATTTGCATATGTCAAAACCGAAAATAAAACCAATAATGGTATATTTGCCCGAAGATAAGCACACCGCTTTAAAGGCGATATCCGACACAAAGCGCCAGCCTATAACCAGGTTAGTAGAAGCTGAGATCGATAAACTATTAAAAAGGGAGGCGGTAAACAATGGGTAACTTTGAAGATGACTTTTTCCAGTGCCGGGACAAAGTTATAATTATTGAATATGAGGGGCCAACACAAGAAGAGTACACCGCCGTAGCAAAGCAGCAAGCGGAAAACTTTGAGCGCGAATTAACCGATCTGTATACCCGTTATTGCTACTCAACTGTAGGCGATATGGAAAAAAGCGGGATGCTCAGCGCGGGCGAACAAATGGCCGGCGCCATAGCTATTTTAAGAACCTTTAAACAAGCATTGTAATGAATAAATCAGCTAATGATATCGTTAAGTTGCTAAAAGCTAACAAAGATAGTTATATTGATGTTGGCTTTGGGTTGCACCGTGTTTGCACTTCGGACGGAGTAAAATTAAAAAAGTTCACCCGGAAAACAATGCGAATGCTAAGAGAGAATAATTTATTAACAGAGGTTAAATGGCCAAAATTTAGATTATCAGATGCTACCATGTGACAGGCCCGAGAAGCCCCGAAAAATATATACGATACCAAAGGTAAGTAAGAAGCGGGCGGCAGCTATTGCAGACGGTAGCTTTAAGCCTAAAGAGAAAAAGCCAATAAAGGTAAACCCGGATTATAAAATACCAAAGCGCAGCGAGCGCCGGGCAAAGCAGGAGCGGGAGTATAGTAAGCTAAGGGCCGAGCATTTGGAGAAAAACCCTAAATGTTTACTTTGTGATGCCCAGGCAACGGAGGTACACCACCCCGAGGGGCGAATTGGGTACCGATTGACGGATAGTAAAAACTTTAAAGGGCTTTGCCACGATCACCACGTATTTATTGAACTAAACCCGTTAGAGGCAAAAAGATTAAATATTTCTTACAATAGATTATAAAATGTCATATATTTGAAAATGGAAATATTAAATCATACGCATGGCATAAAAAACTCTGATTTGTTTAGGCATGGAGTTTACAAACTTTACCATATATCAAATATTGAATTAATATATGTTGGTAGTTGCTCAGATAAAAAAGGATTTCATAAAAGATTTGCAAAGCATATTTGGGAGCTTTCAAAAGGTAGTCACCATTGTAGGGAATTAATAAAAGTTACTCAACAATATGGTATAGATGGATTTAGATTTGAAATACTTGAATTTACAAGTATTGATAATTCTAAATATATAGAGCAGAAATATCTTGATAAATTAAAGCCATTTTATAACACTGCAAAAGGTTCGAGAGGTAATTTAAAAGGTGAGGGATTGCCACAGCGGGTATATGACGAGAATATGAAAAAAATAGATAAGTATACAATAGATGGTATTTTTATTGAAACTTATAAAAGTATACAAATTGCAGCAAATGAAAATAAAATTGATAGATCAAGCATAAGCACATGCGCCTCAGGTAAAAGAAAAACTGCGGGTGGTTTTATTTGGAAATTTACTAATTAACAAAAACTAAAATGATAGAAACCAGCAACAGCACCGCAACGATAGACGCGGCAATTTTGGCCATACAACAAAAGGCCCCGGTTATCCGTAAGAAAGCAGATAACCCATATTTTAAAAGCAAGTACGCGGAGTACCCCGAGATACAGGCCGAAATACGCCCTTTATTGTTAGAGCAAAGCATTATTACTATGTTTTTCCCCGTAGCTAACAATCAGTTAATAATGAATGTAAAGCACACGGCAAGCAAAGAGTTTTACCGGGTAACAATGGATTTAAAAACGATACAGGACAGCCCGCAGGCTCAGGGATCAGCTATTACATACGGCAAACGATACATGCTTACCGCTTTTTTTGATTTGCAAATAGAAGATGCAAGCGATGACGATGGGAACGCGGGCAGTAATGCAAAGCCAAAGCAGCAGACCCAACAGCAAACAAACCAGGCGGCCGCGCTTACACCGCCTGCAGAGGATAAAAGGACGTGGTTAAATCCTGATACTCAGCTTTGGTTTGATACAAAAAATTGGCTTTTTGAAAAGGACAGCCGAAACATAACCGCAGTTAACAAAAAGTACAGGATAACCCAAAATAACGCCGAGATGCTGGCAAAGCAGGAGGTTTTAAAACCGGGCGCAAAGCTTTGGGATATAGCCGCTAAATTCCTTTCAAAAGAGGGTGCCAAAGCGGAAAATATCAAAAAAATGTTTATCATTACCGAAGATGATTTAACCGACTTGCAAATTGATGCAACCAACATCGAAACCGCACCACCGGCTGAGCCATTAACAGAAACTAACACCACAAAATAAAAAACGATGAAATTACAATTAACGCGCCCGATTGCTTTTTTTGATATAGAAAGCACTAATAAAGACCCGTTAAAGGCCCGGATAATCGAATTAGGTATTATTACCTTATACCCGGATGGGCATACCAATAGCATAAGATTTCTATGCAACCCGGAGGAAAACATAACCGACGAAAACGCGGCAATACACGGCTTAACAAACGATATTGTAAAAGATTATCCAACGTTTAAAGAGCAGGCTCAGGCGGTAGCCGATAAGCTTAAAGGCTTTGATTTAGGCACCTTTAACGGGAATAGCTACGATATACCATTGCTTAACGCTGAGTTTGGCCGGGCTGGTATACCCTTTAGTTTTGAGGGGGTTGAGTTTGTAGACGCCGGCAACCTGTTTAAGATATTAGCACCGCGCACGCTTACCGCCGCCGTATTGATGTACTTAGGTAAAGATCATTCCGGCGCACATGGTGCCATAGCCGACACTCAGGCAACTATTGAGGTATTAAACGCAATGATAGACAGGCACCCGGAAGATGTGCCCGTAACGGTGCCGGAATTGGCCTTAAAATCAAACTTTGATAAAAAGCGCCTTGATCTTGCCGGAAAATTCGCGTACAACGAAAAAAACGAGGTGATTTTAACATTTGGCAAGCATAAGGACGTAGTAGCGCAAACGCAGCCGGATTATTTAAAATGGATGCTTGCAGCTAAGCAGCCGGACGGTAAAACGCCAAGCTTTACCGAAGATACCCAAAATGTAATTATGCGCCTCTTAAACCGGGATAGAGACGCACCAGGCCCGGCAGTACTACCAAAGTTTGCCGGTAGCTCAGCGGGAGCGCAATTTAAAAGAGTATAAAAAACATATAGCCGCTTTAAAGCCCCTTTGATGGGGCTTTGGCGGTAAAAGTAACTAACTTCTTAAACAGGTAAAAAACAGGATATGAAAAAGATATTTAAAGAACTTAAAAGATTACAGAAATTAGGATACTACTATAGATTAGTTGCATGCCCCGAAACAATCGACATAAAACTGTATATGGACAAAAGCCTAACATCACCCGAAACAAATTTTTTATCGAAAAACACCGAAGATGGGCTTTACGAAATATTTTTTAACCTGCAAAAAACCCTTTAACCATGCCACAAGAAAACACCGAGAAAGGGAAGCGGGTAGATATAAAACTATCGTACCAAACTAAAATAGTAGTCATAAACAAAAGCCCTATAATGGATGACCATATAGCAGGGCAATTACTACTCGCTAAGCATCAATTAGAAACTGGCAAAATAGAGGGGATTTGGGTAAATGAATACTACTTTACAGCCAAATCATTTCTTACAAAAACAGGGCGCTTTAACCAAAGCCTTTATTGCGACATTATGCCGTGGGCTTACGAAAGCGAGTTTATGCACAAGATGGCAAACTTCTCTAACATCTTTAATTCATAACACCATGTCAAACACACAAGAGCAAGAAAAATCGGTCAAGGCATTTGTTGTGCGCGTATCGTGGGATAAATACCTCCCAGATTATGCATTCTTTACAGTATTAAATATTGAAGCAGCCAATAGTTCAGACGCCGAGTTAGAGGCAAAGGAAGAGTTCTTACGAATACACCCTACAATAGATATTAAAGACCCATTATCCACTTACGTAATAAATAAATATCAATATGAATAAGTTAGAATTTGCCTATCAAACCATTGCGAAATTGGAGGCTAAAATAAAAGACCTTAAACATCCCACCCCACAAGGCGGTAAAGAGGGGATAAAAACAGCGGATGTTGATAAACTGATAACCAAGCATGCATGTAGGGAATATCTGCATGAAGCAAATGAACCGCAATTCGATTGCGATATGGTGGAATTTATAAAAGATGATCTGTACTTATTGCTAAAAGAGTACTCAGATTTTGCCGCCCAATTCACCCCGAAGATGGGGGAGGATGTGGAGCAGGCAGCAGACATTGCAGGAGCCGCATACTACAGAAAAGAAAAACCTGCCAACACTTACACATTCCATGAGGGTTTTAAACAAGGTGTTCAATGGTTAAAAGATCAATGGCAAGCCTCACAACAAAGCGCCAAGTCATTAATAAAAGAGCTTGATGATGAAAATATTAGGTTGCTATTAGAACTTAAAAAAGCGGGTCAGGAAATTATTTCCTTACAAAGCGCCCATCTACAGGATAAAGAGGTAACCGCGCTACGGGATGCTTTAAGGCAAATACGCCGGGTAGAAGTATTAACCCCCGAAAGCGAAGCGTTAATAAACCGTGCCTTAACTCAGCCCAAACAATAACAAAATGGATCAGGAAACAAAGGTTTGCATAAAATGCGGGAAAGATCACCCGATAAGCAATTACTATAAACACCCGGCTAATAAAACAGGGATTAGTAATACTTGTAAGGATTGTGTTAAGATATACCAGGATAAATACTATGAGAAAAAGGCGCAAAGAAAGCCTGATCCGTGGTTTATATTTGATGTATGCCCCCGTTAAGGCCGCTACCTGTTACCTTAAAATCAAAGGTAACGGCCGGTAAGTTGCCGGATCTTGATAAGGGATTATTTGCACACTTGCTTGAATTAAGTGAGGGTAAAACCGTAACTTTAACGTTGGATTACTACGTAAACAAGCGCACCAATGCCCAAAACGGCTATTACTGGCCGGTTATTATAGAATATGTTTTAGAGGGCCTTATAGATGTGGGTTACAGGCGCGAGGCATTGGATCCCGACACGGTGCACGATTATCTAAAAAACAAGTTTTTGCGGCACATGCGAAAGCGAATTGTAAACCCGGTAACCAAACAGTACTTAACTAAAATCCCTACAACTACAGAGCTTAATACGTGGGAATTTATGGACTATATGGAGGGTATATGTATTTGGGCATCTGAATTTTTATCAATCTCTATTCCAGCACCAAATAAAGAATGGAAAGAACAAGCAGAAATTGATTATAAAAATGCCCTTTCTAAAGGTTTGATAACTGTAGAAGAGAGAAATAGAACAAGAATAGCATTATTACTACAGAGGTGAAAAAAGAAATTGTTTTATGTTTAAATTGCAGTAAAGAGATTACGGTATTTAAATGCCACATAAAAAGAGGTAGAGGTAAATTCTGCTCAAAAAATTGCTCTACCAGCTACAATCATTCATATATAAATTCGTTTGCTATCTCTGCTAAGATAAAGATGAAGTCTAATGGTTGTAATATAGGCGGCAGGCCATTAAATAGGATTATAAAAAAATGTAAAATATGCAATGCCGAAATGTCCTTAACATTAAGTAATGAAAAAAAGAAATTCTGCTCAATAAAATGTAGGGATACTATAAAAAGGCCGTATAAAAAACAAACTAATCCGTCTAAAAACTCAGGAGAAAAACACTATAACTGGAAAGGTGGAGTTACAAAAAAAGCCGAACTAATTAGGGGTTCTTGTGAGTATAAAAATTGGCGAAAATCTGTTTTTGAGCGTGATAATTATACTTGTGTTATTTGCGGGGATCGTTCATGTACAGATAATAGGATTAGACTTAATGCAGATCACATAAAGCCATTTTCAATTTATATCGAACTTCGGTTCGATATAAATAATGGGCGAACGCTTTGTGAGCCTTGCCATAGGAATACGCCAACATACGGAATAAATATTAAACCATAATTAAATAAACTATGTATTGTAACCCTACTGTATGGGGAATTACGGCCATATCGTGCCGTTTTGATCCCGTTATACTACCCCAAAAAAAATTAACAGACGCAGAGAAAGTTAACGCAATAATAGCGTTAACCTGCAATTACTTCAATGTATCAAAATTAGACATTGAAAGCCAAAGCCGCGAACGGGAGGTAGTAACCCCCAGGCAAATAGCAATGTATTTAATTCATTCACATTGTGAAATAACATTAAAAAAAATTGGTAAAATGTTCGGCGGCCGGGATCACTCAACCGTTATTTATGCCAAAAATACCGTGTTAGATCTTTCTGATACCGACAAGGTTTACAAAAAAAATGTCGCAAACATTAATACGCAGTTAATTAATATACAAAACTGTACACAAATACCTAAAATTGTACGGTTTTAAAAACAGTAAAGTTAACCAATAGTTATTTATAAAAATAATGCCAAAATGTTTGTATTAACGTAAACTTTACATAGATTTACAACCGTATTAACGGTTAAGCTATTGCGAGTAGAGAACGCAGCAGCCTAATTAATCTAAAAGGATAACCCTTTTGTAGCCCGGATCTTCTCTACAGGTTCGGGCTTTTTAGTACCCTAATTTTTAAAAAAAAATGGCTTATCATAAATTATCTGATCCCCAAATAAGAAAGTTTGTTTTGCAAAAATTTAATAATCGATGTGCTTATTGTGGCTGCAAACTAACAATGTGTAATCTGCAAATAGACCATATAGAGGCTTTAGATCGATCTGAGCCTCGACACCTGCGCGGGCCGAGTGTAGTTGATAATTATAATCCATCGTGCCCCGAATGCAACCAAAGTAAATCAAATAAATCATTAGAGTATTGGCGTGAGGATATGCAGTTGAAAACTATGAGAATGGCCCGCGATAGCTCATCTTATAGAACATTATTAAGAATGGGTTTAATAAAAGAGCAAAAAAAACCAATCATTTTTTATTTTGAAAAATTTAATAATAAAAACAATGGCTAAGAGATTTCAAGATACAGAAGAGTGTAAAAGCCACTTTGTTAGAAATATGCCCGGGCAATATAGGGCTTTTTGGTTTTGGCTAAAGGTTGCTTGCGATCACGCTGGATTATGGGAGATAGATTTAGACGAAGCGAGAATGCGAACGGGATTTTTAGACTTGAATAAAGAAGATGCTGAGCGATATTTTGCACCAAAAATATTAACTTTACCATGTGGTGAAAAGTGGTTTTTATTGGATTTCTGCGAAGATCAGTATAAAACAAACACCCTTGATCCATACAGAAATACGGCACATAGAGGGGTAGTTAAATTGCTTCATAAGGCCAGGTTAATAGATAATGAATACAATGTTTTGAGGGAGCCATTTGTAGGGCTTTTAAAGCCCCTACAAAGCAACTTTAAAGTTGCTAAGGATATGGATAAGGTTTTGGATTTGAATATAGACAGCTTTAATAAAAAAGAGGAAAATTCGGAAAAAAAAGAAACAAAATCTATGACAAAAGAACCAGCTAAAACATTTAATACACCACTTGCAATTGCCTTTAAGGAATTTAGGGAGATGCGGGCTAAGATTAAAAAGCCTTTGACAGAGCGTGCAACATCAATGATACACACCGAGTTAAATAAATTGGCGGGCGATAATGAAGAGCTAAAAATAGCAATATTAAATCAATCTGTATTGCATTGCTATCAAGATGTTTACCCGCTAAAGGACAAAAAACCATTTACTCAGGCAGGCAAAGCCGGTAAGCTGGAAGTACTTAGCGATATTGTAGGATCTGCAGAATACAGGGAGCAAGCGTAATTATGAGTACAGAATTACAAACAACATCTTCCGGGCTATCTGCCTTATACGTGGTGCCCGCGCAAAACAATGCGATAGTAAAAGCCTTACAAAGCCCTTTAGTTAACCAGGTAGAGCCAAAAGAAGTTTTTGCAGCACTTAATTTAGCAATTGGCAAGGCGTATGCCGATACGGGTTTTAAGATCGTGCCGGATGGTGCCAGCAGCGAAGAGGGCAAAGCCGCAAAGGTTCTGTATGGCAACATGATTAACGAGCTTGTTACCTACGTAAAAACCTACGCGGCAACCTACCGGGTAAATGAGATAGGGATAGCCATAGAACGCGGCACACAAAAAGAGTACGGCGATTACTACGGGCTTAACAAAGTATCATTTGTTCAATTCATAAAAGGCTACAAGGCAAGCGAGGCCAGGGCCACAGCATTAGCCGCACACATAGCAAACCAGGATAAACCAAAAATGCCACCAACAATAGAAGAGCAGTTTAACACCGCCAAAGAAAACACCCTGCAGGCATTTGAAAGCCATAAAAGCAGAAAGCCCATAGAGCGCCTATTTGCGCCGGCGTATGACTTTTTAAAAGAATTACAACTTTGTATTTACGATAAAGAAGTAAGGGCCGAGATATTTAAAACAGCAACCGCCAGGGTAATAGACGAGGCCCGGAGTAAAAAGGCCGGAGGTGATTATTTTGCAAGGCAGGCAATAAGCCAGCTAATCGAAAAATTCGAGTTACAGCCGGATCCGGGCACCAAAGAATTTAACATCATAGTAGCAAAGGGAAAGGCTATCACGTGCGCCCGGTACTTTGATGATGTGCTTTTAGTAGGCGAAGATTTGGCCGGGTTGATAGATGGGAAAAAAGAATTTTATTTAAAACTTAAAGCATAATGCAGGAATTACTACTATCAACCGATTTTAGCGGATTAGGCAGCCCGGAAGAGGCTTTAAAGCGTTTGGGTGTACCACACCGCGTAGTATTTGCATGTGAGCGAGATAAATACGCCCGCCTGAGTTATGAAGCAAACCATAGCCCCGAAATATTTTATAATGATGTAACCACAAGGGATAACGATACCGTGCCTTATAGCGATTGTTATGTTTTCGGTTTCCCCTGCCAGGCATTCAGTATTGCGGGCAAACAGTTAGGGTTTGAAGATATGCGCGGCACTTTGGTGTTTAATTCAGCTGATTATATCCGTAAGAAACGGCCGCGCACATTTATAGGAGAAAATGTAAAGGGATTGCTAAGCCATGACGGCGGCCGCACATTCAGGACAATTATAGACACCTTTGCTATAAGCGAAAACGGATCACATAATATGTTCCATAAAATTGACTGTTTAGGCTATCATGTGTTTTATAAGGTGCACAACACTAAAAATTACGGCATACCTCAAAACCGTGAGCGTATTTTTATTATCGGTTTCCGGGATGAAGCGGACGCACTAAATTTTCGCCACCCGGAAAAATTAAAGGGGTTTAAATCAACAATTGATATACTTTTAAATACAAAAAAAGATTATAAGGTTGTTAAAACGGATATTCAAATAATGGCAAATGGTATAAGACTTAACACCATTAAAAAATTAGCGCAATTACCCGGAGGTTTTGAAAGCGCAAACCGAGTTTACTGCCCACACGGCATACTGCCCACACTTACATTAAAATGGGATCGTGTAAAAATTTTTGTAAATGGTAAAGTTAGGCACATGCACCCTATAGAATATTTTAGGGCGCAAGGATATTCAGATAGATTTTTTTACAATTGTGCCAGGGTAAATAAATCAACTCAGCTTTACAAACAGGCGGGAAACTCGATCACGGTAGACACCATAATGCACATAATGAAACGGGTATTAATTGCCATAGGTTACAAGTTTGATGCATAAAATCAACTTTAAGCCGCTATCAATTAACGAAGCATATACCGGGGAACGTTATAAAACCCAGGATTACCGTAACTACAAAAAGGCTGTAACCCTAATGTTAAAACGGTACCCATTGCCTCCACCTCCGTTTTTTATTACAATCATTTGCGGGCAGTCAAATATGGGCGCAGATTTTGATAACCCGGTAAAGCCATTTTGTGATGTACTGGCAAAGAAGTTTGGTTTTAATGATAAAATTATACACGCCGGTTATATCGCAAAAGTAGAAGTTCCGAAAGGAGAAGAGTTTATAATGTACAAGTTAGAGCACCACGAGCCAATAAAATTAAGTGATTTAATTATACAATAAAGTTGTACAATTAAAATATAATTATTACCTTACAGGCATATTAAAAAACCCTAATTATGAGCCACAGAGAATTAATAATTACTATTGCAGTTTCGTGTTGGTTTTTACTAATGTTCGGGATATGTGTTTTGAATTACCATATAAGCCCAAAGGACGTTCCCCCGCTTATGGATGACGAATTAATTTAACCTATTTATAAACCCTAATTTAAAAAAGATGAAAGTCAAAACAGTGTACCCGGAGCCAGCCTTAGAGGTGAGCTTTAAAACCGTGCTAATAACCGCAGCTTTATTGGTTGCTATTGTATTACCGTTTATTAAAACGATTTAGCATGTGGAAATTAAGATTAAGAAAAAAAAGCACCGAGGCAAAAGTAGTATCAATTACAAATGATTTGGTACACCAATTACGGGAGAGTATAAAGGGCCTGGAAGCTGAAAACAAAACACTGCTTTACCAAAACGAGCAGTTACACAAGATTGGAGAGGCACAGGACGCGGATTTTGAAAGGTATGAATTAAAGTTTGCTGAATGGCAACTAAGAGTAAGCCAGGCAAACGATTTATGTTTAAAGTACGAAGATAATATAACGGCTTTAAAATCAATAGTTGCAAACCTGCGCAGGCAAAAGGTATACGCCGGGCAAAAGTTTTATAACCCTGCAAACCACAATGCGCCGACTGTTTACGTATGTGCCCGCTGGAATGAGTGGTATATAGTAAGGCAGCAAAACGAGGCCACGCCGCGGCTAATTACCGCAGATGTTTTTAAAGAGCAATACCCAGGCTACGAAGTATTGCCAGCTATGAACCTTAACCGTAAAAACTTAGCATAATGGAAGATCAAAATAGCTGGAAAGACCAAAGCCGTAAAAATTGGCGCAGCATAGAAACGGATGAAAGTAGCATACGAGAACAGGCAACCGTAGGGGCGCTTATGCGTATCGCAGATGCTACGGAGATAATGGCCGGCAACTTCATACAGTTGCAAAAGGATCGCGATTACTGGAAAGAACAGTATAACCGGGCGAATGCTGAGCGCCTGAGCTTAAAAGCCACCGTAAAAAGCTTACGGGGATGGAATACACGATATAAAAACCGGGTTTAATGAAAAAATTTATAACAGTAATATTTAGGGTATTATGCTTGCCTTTTTGGATGTGTATAACCGCAATAGCTTTGTTTTACCAATGGCTTTTACTTGGGTATAACTACCTGATTTACGGCGGCGAAAGCGTGGCATATACAAAGAAAACGCAAAAGCCAATGATTGCGGACGTATTCTTTTACGCTCAAAAACAAATGCAAAATGAGCGAAAAGATTAAGCACCCATACAAGCGCGGCAACCGTTGGGCTACCTCAATGGCCGGCAAGGATTTAAAGGTAATGGCTGTAGCAGATAACTACCTAATGGTACGTTATGTAGATTGCGGCAAGCCATTTACCCAACACGTTAAACAATTCCCGAGGTTCTTACAGGGCATAGGGGCTAAACAAATAAAGTAAATGGTAAATTTAGATAAGCCTTTCCGTACCGGCACGCTTTACGGGATACCTATAATTGTAAAAGTTGTAGAAGATGAAGTAAAGGAGTTTTTAGAGATAATGGAAGCGGTGCCCGATAGCTACGTGCAGCAGGATAGCGGAGTTTATTATCTCTACCTACCAGGGCAAAGCCGGTTTGAGATCAATAAAAAGTTTTTGGCCCGTATACTGGAATGCCTTAGCGAAGATGCTTTAACCGATAAGCTTTATCTTTGTAAGATATCGCTAAAAACAATACGGATGTATCAATAATGCGCCGGCTTAAAAGAGCAATATACAGGCAGCGAGTAAGCAAGGCGCCAAAGTGGATAAGCCACAAAATGTACTGCCAATGTTGGGGCTGTAAATTTATAAGATCAATAATCTAAACAATGGCAGTATCTAAAAAGGATAGGCAAATAGTATTTGATAAGTTCGGCGGGCGGTGTGCTTACTGCGGTTGTGAATTACTTAAAGGCTGGCATGTAGATCACGCGGATCCAGTTTTGAGGGTAACCAGGTATTTAACAGACGAAAATAATAGGCGCGTTTGGTGCCATGTTAAGGGAGGCTATAAGACAGAGCAGTATTTAGAGCACCCGGAAAATGACGTTTTAGAGAACTATATGCCCGCTTGTGCATCCTGTAATATACTTAAAAGCGGCGGCACAATTGAGCATTTAAGGACCTCAATAACCAACTTTATAAAATCGCTGAACGCCTACACAAATCAATATAAATTTGCAAAGCGTTATGGGTTGGTTGTTGAAACTGATAAACCCGTAACCTTTTACTTTGAGAGTATCAGTTAATTTAATTATATTTAACCAATGAAAAAATACTTACATATAACAGCCAGGCCGCAAAGTGATCTTTTTAAAACGATATGTTATTATTGTAATAATGATTATATAGGTCAATCGTGGGTAAGGGAGCATGGAGGTTGGCAAAAAAGCCCCAGACTTATTGAGTGGTGTAAAAAAAATAACATATAAAAGCAAGCCCCTTAAATGCCCCTACAAAGGGGCTTTGCTGGTAGTGGGAATACGGATTAAGGAAATAAAGCAAAACGCTTACCTGCAGCCAAAAGACAGCGGCATGTGTGGTAACTACGCGGTTGCTAATCTACTTAACATAATGCCAGAGGCGGCAATAATAGCTTTTAAGTGTACGGGCACCAATAACCGCAAAGGCGGCACAACAACAAAGCAGGTAGCTAAAGCCTTAAAGTGGTTAGGTTATCAATGTGATGAACGAATGAAGATAGTAAAGCCGGGCACTATTTACCCGGATTACTGCTTAATAGCTATTGGGTGGTTTGGCCCGGCGATCAGCAGCGGGCTAAGAAGAGAAACCGCCGCCCATTGGATAGCATATAAAAAAGGCATGGTTATATGTTCGGGAGCCGGGATATATACCAGCCTAAAAGAATATACAGAAACAAACAGGGGTTACGCTTATGGGTACCTCGAAGTAAAAAAATAGATCAATGGGAGCGCCTATAGGAAATCAGTTTTGGAAAATGAGAAGTAAGCACGGCAGGGATAAAATATTTACTGATCCTGCGGTAATGCTTGATGCTTGTTACGATTATTTTAGGTATCAGTCTGAAAAGTTTCACAATAAAAAAGAGGCTGTAAAAGGTGGCGAATTTACCGGACAAATAATAGATGTTCCAACAATTACCCCTTTTAGCTTTCGTCTTATGTGCTCATATTTACACGTTCATTCACATTATTTCAATGAGTTTGAAAAGGCGTTAAACCCAAAAGAAAATGCAATAGATAAAGATTTTTCGGACGTCATCATACACGTGCGAGAGATAATCGAAGAGCAGCAATTTGAGGGGGCGGCCGTTGGAGCATTCTCAACAAACCTAATAGCCCGCCGTTTGGGAATGGCAGACAAAGTAAATTCAGAGGTTACCGGCAAAGATGGGGGAGCAATTAAGCACCAGGTAGAGCAGATAACGGGAATAATTGTTGAATGATACTTAGCTTTAAAAGCCACGGTAATGATAAGCAAAAACAGGCTTATAGATATTGGGCTGATACTACAACCAGCGATATAGCTTACGGAGGTTCTAAGGGATCCGGTAAATCATATTTGGGAGCATCCCTTATTTTTGGGGATGCTTTGATGTATCCGGGCACCAGCTATTTTATAGCACGTAAAAAGCTAAACGATTTAAGAAAGTTTACGGTGCCGACAATATTCGAGGTGCTTACAAACTTTGGTATTGGGCCGGATTACTACCACTACAACCAGCAGGATAGTATTTTTACCCTGTACAATGGCAGTAAGGTTTATTTGTTAGAAGCTAAATGGATGCCGAGCGATCCCCTTTATATGCGTTTGGGATCAATGCAGTTTACCAGGGGCTTTATCGAAGAGGCGGGGGAGTTTAGCGAAGCGGCAAAGAATAATTTACATGCCTCTATAGGGCGTTGGAAAAATGACGAATACAATTTGCCGGGTAAGTTACTACAGACCTGTAACCCCTCTAAAAACTACCTGTACAAGGATTATTACAAAGCGAATAAGGAAAATAAATTACCTGAATGGCGTAAGTTCATACAGGCTTTACCGCAGGACAATAAAAAGCTGGCAGCCGGTTACCTTGAAAACCTTGAAAGGATCTTAGATACAAATCAAAAGGAGCGACTATTAAAAGGTAATTGGGAATATGATGACGATCCGGCCACCCTGATAGAGTATAATGCCATAGTTGATGCATTTAGCAATAGTCATATTTTAGCAACTGGAAAGCGTTATATTACTTGTGATGCTGCCCGCTTCGGTACTGATAAAACAATTATAATTGTTTGGGATGGATGGAAAGCCATTAAAATACAGGTTTATCCGCGTACTAAAGTAACTGAGATAGCGCAATATATCAAAGAGGCTAAAGCTCAGTATAGCGTACCAATGAGTAACATTATTGTTGACGAGGACGGCGTAGGCGGCGGGGTTGTAGATATATTGGGGTGCCGTGGCTTTGTGGCGAATAGCCGGGCGATAGTGAATAAGGACGCGGATAAGATAGACAGGAACGATAAAAACGTAGCTGGTATAGATGCCCCGGAAAACTTTGATAATTTAAAGTCACAATGTTATTTCAAGCTGGCAGATAAGATAAACGCCGGCCAAATGGACATATCAGCATTAAAGAGGTACGAAGAGGAAATAACGGAAGAGTTAGAGCAGGTAAAGCAAAAGAGCGTTGATAGCGATCTAAAAAATGGCGTAGTGCCAAAGGATAAAGTAAAAGAGTTAATAGGGCGTAGCCCGGATTACAGCGATACAATAATGATGCGTATTTGGTTTAGCTTATTCAAAGAATTTAAGACACCTCAAAGCTCATTGCCAAAACCACAACCCAGGGCAATGACAGACTTACCGGATGGTTTCTTATAGCCCCTACAAAGGGCTATCAAAGCCCCTTTGAAACCCCTTTAATATTTGTTTTGTATAATTAAACTATAGTGCTATATTAGCGCAACTAAAATTTAAACTAATGGATAACGAAGAGCAAAAAAAAGAAGAGCAGCGGGCCGCGTTTGATGCGTGGTTTAACCGGGTGTTAGAAATTGCGGAGGCGTCCGGCGTATTGGTGGTAGAGGGTTTCGATCAAACATTTGAATATCTGTTTATATCGAATGTAACCCCAGGTAACGTGGTTAAACGCTACGTAGATACCAGGGTAAGGCTTTATTGTATTAAAAATAACTGCGAGTAAACCACTATGCTAAACACTTTTAAAATAGGAGGTAACTCGACAAATGTTAGTTTCAACACTCCATCAACCGGCATAATTCAAAAGAGCCACCCCAAAAGTAAATTTACCAGGTTTCACAGTGGTAGCCCAATGGCTAAGCACATGTTAGATACCGATGGTAATAAATTGCCAGTAAAGAGAAAGGGGTATAGTGAAAGTTATGATTACCTACCTATCGTTGTATTGCAATTAATGATATTTAGCGATGGTGATTTAATTTGTGAATTTATATTACAATCAGATTTAGAAGAGAATGTGTAACACAACCAAATTAAAATTAAAAACGCTTTTTATTGAAGTGTTTGAGAACGGCAAAATAAGCCTGCCCGCATTTGTAACCCCGGAAGATCAAACCCTAAGCATTGAAGAGCTAAAGAGGTGCCGCGAGTATTTGGATTTGATAATAGCAAACCCTGATAACTTTCATGTGGTAAAGCCAGTTAAAAAAAGATCGAGCGAAGAGCTTGCAAGGCTTTTAAGCCCCTGTAAATTATATCAATCGGGCCAGCCTGAAAACCTGTCACCGGGCACCCCGTTTTGCAAGGTGTGTAAAAACGCTTTGGTATTCTCAACCAAAACCGAGCAGGATAACGGACTTTGTTTTGACTGCGAGAAAAAGCAAATACTTAACCAGGTAAACCGGCAGGTAGGTAATTACGTTGAGCAATTAAAATCAACATTAACCCCGGAGCAACAGGAGTTGGTAAGCGGTAGCCCAAAACATATTGTTGAAGTTAAAATATCTGAGCGCCTAAATGAGATAGAGGCCGCGCAGCCGGTAGATATGAAGCCCGTAGAAAATGGGCCGCCGTATAATAATTGTGTAGGTTGCGATAAGGTATTAGCACCCAGGAATAAACAGGACGGGTTCTGTAATATGTGTAAATCAAGAGCGGGTAAATAATGTTTAGCAAGTCAATTAAAACAACTTCGGGGCCGTTAAAGATAACGATACCCGAGGATATAAAGGAGTTAACCATAGGCCAATTAATGGCCATGACGCCGGAGCCGGGGCATAGCTTTAGCGATTTGGAATTACTTAGCAAGTTGAGCGGTATACCAACGGGAGAAAATAATTACGATACTGATAAGGTTTGTTTATACGACACATGTAATACTGATGACCTGCAGCCGTTTTACGATGTGATGCAAACCATAGCATACCAGCTAAAGGCATTTATAACCGTCCAGGAGATACCGGAAGAGGTAACGCTAATTATGCCACATGATGCCCAGGCAAGCGGCAGGTTTAAGCGCTGGTTTAACAGAGATGTTAAGGGTAAGGTAGTGCCGGTTATATCAAACTTAGGCATAGCACCAGCCGGCGCATACTACGAGGCAAAAGAATTGATCCGGGCAGAGTATGAGCTTTGGGAGCGAGTAAAGGCAGAGTATGGCGAACACATAGAGTTTAACCCCTCTATAGAATGCCAGGCTAAACTATTGGCCATTTACTTTTATTGCCCTGCCACCGGCAACAAATACAGCACTAAAACGGATGCCTTTTTAGATGTGGTAAAGCAATTGCCGGTTACCCAGGGCCTGCCCATCGCGCGTTATTTTTTTTTGAGGTTTCCAAACTTATCGAAACCGAAAGTAAGGCCCTCGCTGGAAAGTCTGAGGACATTGAGACGCGGGCAGGCATAGCCCGTTTTGATGTATTCGGCTACCTAAACACCGTTAACAGCTTAGCCGGTGGCGATGTAACAAAGTGGGATGCAATTTTAAATGAGCCGTATACAAAGATTTTTGTTAAATTAGTAATGAATAAAACAGAGGCCGAGTATCAAAAGCGTTACGCTAAGATCAGGCAAGAGGAAAATAATTAATGAGTAGAAAACATACACTTGTAAACGCATCTGATTTATGCCTAATAGCGGCAGTCGTTTTAGCTGTTTTAGGGCGCGATGGTTGGGGGTGGTTTTTATTTGCCGCAATAATTTTATAAACAATGCTTAAAACCAAAATACAGGCAGTTGTAGCCAGCATGTTAGTAATACCGCCAGTAGCCCCGGAAACGGATTACACGGCGCCAGGCTTTTTATATGGCACCGCCAACGAGATAAATTTAAAAGGGGATAACCAAACGGTATTCCCTGTTATTTGCTTTTTTCCTATCCAGCCGGTAACCGTTGGTTTAACACATAGCGGATCCGCGGATAATTGGTATAATATGTACTTTGAGATTTTGTATAAAACAAAATTCGAGAAAGACAGCAACGATAATGAACCGCTGCAAAATTCAGCTTTGGCCATTGCAAACCGTTTTCTATTTGCTTTAAGGGAGTACAGGGAGACACAAATAAGCCCGCGTTTTTTCAAGTGGGATGATAAAGAGCAGGCCAGGGCGCAGCCGATCTATAACGCCTACGATGTAAACACCACAGGCATAAGCCTAACATTTAGGATAAAGACAAGGCTAAATGATTATATACTACCTTGCTAAACCTTTTAATTATTTAGGTTAAAATTTAGCAAGGTAGATTTTATATATTAGCTATATATATCATAAGTTAACTTAAATATATCAGGTTTACATGCATAAATTTCACCTTTTACACCTTTGATTATGTAGTCTCCGTAATCTCCTTTCATTTTACCCTCTAATGTATTAATAATGCAGTATTGGGGTTTATGTTGAGACTGCGTTTCGTCTTGTCTGTCATAAATAGCATGAATGGTTATTTCATTTGCTATTACTTTTAACTGAAACCAATCCGGTGAGGTATCAATACCCATCCTAAAAGCTTCTATTACTACTGGTTTTTTTATGAACTTCATGATTTATAAGATTTTATTTATTATTATGTATGTTAAAAATAGTTTTGTTATTTAGTATGCAGATGTAGCATGTAGGCCACCGCTGGCAACGTTGCCGATAAACAAAGCGATAGCCAATATTGCCACCGCTGCAATCAGATAAACTATAACATCTACTAAGGTTAAGGATTTGATAAACTTTTTCATTTTGTGTTGATTTTAAATTGTTATTGTTTGATGATGTAAAGGTAATACAATAATTTAATTATACAAACTTTTTTATAAATAATTATATAATTATTTTATATCTTTGAATTATGGATGAAGAGCAAAAGAAAAAAGTAGGCAGGCCACCGTTTAAGGATCTGCCCGAGAATAAGGCCGCGCAGCATAGTGTAAGTTTAAAGCCTACCGATAAAAAGCGGATAGAGGATAAATTTGGGAGCTTAACGCTGGCCTTAAAAAGTTTATTACATAAGTGTAAATAATCGTATATTTATGAACGTACAGGAATTAATTAACGAGCTTTTAAAGATAGAGGATAAAACACAAAAAGTTACTCACGATTGTGATTATTCATGGTTTGAGGTAATTAAGGTTGAGCAGATCCACGCAACTGAATTAGATGAAGCAATGATATTATTATCATAAATGGAAAGCCCATTACAGAATTTAGGAGATGCAATTAAAGCTAATTTGGTTAACAGCCTAAATAGTAAGAACGCCGTAGCCACCGGGCGCACAATCCGCAATATTGAGGTTGTAACCGAGGGCGTAACGCGAATGTATATCTTAGGCCCGGAAACCCTTTTAGCTTTGGAGAAAGGCAGACGGCCGACAGGTGCGGCCGGGCCGGTTAATCGCATACAGTACGGGCCTTATAGCTTTAAGCAAAGCCTTTACCTTTGGATGATAGCCAGGAACATAGATAAGAAAGCATTTTACCCTATCTATAAAAAGATAAACGAAAAAGGGTATGAGGGTAGGCCGGGGGTAGTTAGTGAGCCGTTGAGCGATCAAGCAATAAATAAGGCAATGGATGAAAGCTTAGGCCCATTATCCGAGATATACACACAGCAAGTACTTAAAGAGTTATTTAAATAATGGCAACAACCTATGTAACTATTGATAAGGATAGAATGCCTTATTTTGCAACCCCTAAACCCGTAAAGATCTTTGACGTTGACAAAAAGGAAATGATAGCCAATTTTGAAACGGTAAAGGATGCGGCTAAATATTTAGGTTTATGCCATTCCGTAGTTTTGCAAATCATAAAGTACAAGCGCCGTAACACAACCAATAAATTAGGCTTAACAATAACCTGTAGATAATGGATAAAATAAGAACAGCATTTAATTTGATAATTATATCAATACTCTTATGCTTTATCAAGTCAGTTGTTTTCGGGTTGCACATATTCCCACATAGCCCAGGCGAGTTTTTTGTATGCCTTGTAATAACCCTTATCAATGCTTCGGCACTATGCATTTTATTTAAATTATAACATGATAAAAAACCTAATAAATGCTATCCGTATTTATAAACTGATAGTAAAGTACCCGGCAATATTTAAAGTAACTGAGCAGATATTTGCAACGCTTAACCAGGTTGCAACAGATCAAAGGCCGCGCACTCAAAATATAATAATTGACTTTAAATCTGATTTGGTAGATAATGCCCGTTTAGATTTATGGGTTTGCCACGGCGAGGGTAACCCGGTGCAAAGGATAGCAGAATTAAGAAAAGAAGTTGATATTTTAAAAGCCGAGCAATGCAACCAAATTTAGTTTTAGTACCCGGTAAAGTTCTTTACCCCGATACGCCGCCGGGCCGCGATGCCTACGGCGCATGGTTTATAAATATTACCGATGATAACGGTAACCCGGTAAACGGTGATAACATAATCGTTGCTTACGCTGAGAACACTGGTGGAGTGTCGGGAGTTATTCAGTACGCCACCATCCCCGGCCAGTCATACAAGATTTACGAGGGCATTATACAGCATAACGCCGAGCCTCCGAAGAGCTATATTTTAACAGGAACCAGCACGCCGGGCACACCATCCCCGCCAATTATACCCGATACGGCAATACAAAGCGTTGATATCATCCAAAAAGCCGACAGCGCCGGGTTAAACGGTACGGTAATGATTAATGCAACAACCAGCTACGGGCCTATAGCTTATTACATTGATGATGTTTTAGGTACAGCCAATAGATCGGGGATCACCGCAGGGCCACACACGGCAAAGGTTATAGATGCTAACGATAACGAGGTAGAGATTGCCTTTACAATGGTTAGTGTTGATAGCATTTTAACAAAGGATCCATCTTTAACCGTAGGCGAAAAAACAAGCCGATGGAACGCGGTATTTAACCCGATAGTATTTGAGTATGCCCGCAGGGATTTTGAAGTAACAGCGATAAGCCAGGATGATACCACGCAGAAAGCAAAGTTTGTTGTAAATACCAATTTGGCCGGCGTTGTAGTTGGCGATTTAGTTTTAATTGATGCAGGTATAACTAACGGGTTAAGCACCTACAAAGGGGCTTTAAAGGTGCTATCTATTGCGTTGCCCTCTACTTTGGTACTGGATGCCGATTATATAGAGCCGGACACCGTAAGCGGGTTTGTAAATATTGACAGGCTGCGGCCGTATTACAAGGTGATAACAAATATTAAGTTTGTGGATCCTGCGACAGGTAGATTTAAAACCATTGTGAGCACTAACCGCCCTATCAATGGCGTAACAAAGGCCAATATATCAAGCCTATTGCAAAGCATAGTAAAGCCGGGGCCTGATTTGAGCGATTACACCGCGATTAATTACCGGGATATGGGTTTAGCGGCCAGCTATCAAATAAGCTACGCCGAAACATGGGAGGGTAACACGCCGGAGTATACGGATATCGAAACCCCGTACTATTGTGTTTACTCAGCAAAGCAAATACAGGAATACGGAGGAGGCAATTTATTTAAGCAAGTGCCGGCACCAGGTGCAACGCCGGCCGCTAAGTGGTTAACTGATTTTGTAGAACCATCGTACACAACCGGGTTTCCTTTTGATTTGCCATTTATCTACAGCGAGATAATGGCGGGGTATGATATTTATTACAAAATAACATTGTTGGATATCAACCGACAGCCGTTGCCGGATGATGCAATAACCGGATTTTTACTAAACGAGGACAGCAGCTACATTTTAAATAACGATGGTAGTAAGCTAATCATAGCTAAACAGCAGTTGGTAAACACCCCGATAGTTGAGCGCGTAGGATTAAACCGCCTGCTTATTGATACGGACTTTGGTGATACGTGTTGTTATCTGCAGGTACAACTATTTTATGATGATGCAATAACCGGCAATCCCGTACAGGTAACCGAGGCAATTACGGTAAGGGTTGATAAAACATGTACTATCAACCCGGTTTACCTGCGTTGGATTGGCTTAAATGGTAGCTGGAATTACTTTAGGTTCAACTATAACCAAACGCTTACGCTGGATATCCAAAACCCTACAATCATAAAGGATTATGTAGACGATTGGGAAAATGCCGAGGGTATAGAGCGCGTTATTAGCAAGGATGCCAGCGAAAAGGTACAGGTTTACGCCGATGCGCTGGACAAAAACGATATGGCGGGGCTAAAATCAATCAAATTTAGCCCGTATGTGCAGGTAATGACGCAAAGAAACCCTTTGAAATGGCAAACAATTATTGTAAATTCGAGCACATTTACAGAGGGGGAAACCATAAACGAGCAGTCGGAATTTGGAATAACCTATAATTTACCATCTCGCAACGTGCAAAGCCAATGATAGAGTTATTTTTAGATATTGCAGGACTTGAAAACCTATTTCAAATTTCAAATTTTGGAAATTTAAAGAGATTAAAAAGAATATCTCCGCACCCGAGGGGAAATTTAACAATATCTGAAAAGATAGTTAAACCGCACTTAATGAGCAATGGGTATTTAGCTGTTAATTTATTTTCAAACGGCTCATATTCGCCTATCCTAATTCATAGGTTAGTTGCTGCTGCTTTTATCAAAAACAATTTGTTATTACCAATTGTAAACCACAAGGATAGCAACAGATTAAACAACCATGTTAATAATTTAGAGTGGTGTACACAAAAAGAAAACATAAGGCATTGTATTGATGCTGGCAGGAGGCCAAAGCAGCAAGGATCTACCGCTCCGCGTGTTAAATTAACAGAAAAACAAGTTTTAGAAATAAGGGAACTTGTTAAGACTGTAAAGCAGGCAGATATTGCAAGATCCTACGGAATGGACACAGGCACTATTTGTAATATTGTAAATAGAAAATCATGGACACATATATGAGTAAAGAATTTACCACAGGGCCAGGCAAAGAGCTTGCCGGTATACTGGATGCCAACGGTATCACAACCCAGGCAAAGCCGAGTGTTACAGCTATCCCGGTTGAGTTAGCTAATTTGTTAGCCGATGTAACCGCCCGCGAAGAGGATTGTTTAAAACGCATACACGCCCGCTATTGCATACCCAGGGCTTTAGGTATTGACGTAGGGGACATTAGTCGCTATGTGCCAGGCCCGGAGCAAAAGCCTAACTATTGGGAATATTGGTTTAAATGGGGTACGCCTCAGCAGTTCTTTTTAATGAGCCGCAATTTTTATATCAATGACGCTGGCCTGCCTGTACTGGATATTGTTTTCCATAAAGATTTAATGAGGGAGGGGGATTAAATGGAGGCGGTTACAATTCTTTATTTAGCTTATGGATATTATCTAAAAAAAGGCGATGATAAAATGCGTGAAATGGTAGGCTTAAAATGGAATGAACTTTCCGAGGTGCAGCCATTTGAGTATAACTTTAACAGATAATGCAGAGCTTACAATTATACCTAAACGATCAGCTTGCCGACCTTGCCGACGATAGCCCGATAGCGTTAACCTTTCAGATCAACAACCTTGCCGATGTAAAGAACCAGGCAGGAAATACAAGCGATTTGTTTAAGCTACCATTAACCCAAAACAACCGGCGTATATTGGGTTTCCCGGATGATATATCAGTAACCACAGAGGTACCGTATACGCAGCTACGGGCGCGGTTAATACAGGACGGTGTAGAGGTTATCCCCGAGGGCTTAGGTATCATTAACAGCACCGACGAAAACAACGCCAGCGTTACCATATTAAGCGGCAACGTTGATTTTTTTGATAGTATTGATAACCCTATCTATGAGATGGGGGATAGTACAAAGGTTGCCGGCGCAAAGCAGCCATTTGCCCCGTATAATCACATTTGGAATTTAGCCAACGTTGTAGCAAGCCGAAAGGTAACAAATGGTTACATATACCCGGTGATAGATTACGGCGGCCTGAGCCCTTTAAAACCGTTTATTGTTGATGTTAGAAAGCTACGGCCGGGTTTCTTTTTGAAAACGATTATCGATCTTATTGTAAGCGGTACCGGGTACACGGCAAAAGGATCTTTATTATCAAATCCCCTTTACGATAAGCTAATCGTACAGTTTGCAAATGATAACTTTGAGCACGGCACAGATTACCAGGTGCAGCCGGACACAATAGGCATGAACGCCACAAGTACAGAAGATCAAGAGGGCGCGGCGGTGTTTGTTGGTTTCAATACAGCCGGCCGCAGGGGTGTTATAAACTTTGGCCGTACCGATAGCGACCCGCAAACACAATTTACAGGCGGTACAACCTTTACCGCTGAGCAGATAATGACAGCTACCGTATTGGTAACTATCCCAAAGCTTGATTTACGCGGGCGTATGGGTTCTGATCCCTGCAACCTTAATATTAATATTCACCTGCACACGCCGGGCGGCGATTTGGATTATACTTTAAATTACGATCTCGCAAATTATACACGCGTGCCGGGCACCAGCGGCGGCAGCTTACAGGGCTATATAAATTATGGCAACAAAACGCTATCCGCTGATATTGATTTACAGGTAGGCGATCAGATAACCATAACATACGAATTTTTAGGCGGCGCACCGGGTTACTTCAAAATGTACAGCGGCGCTACACTTTACATAAAGTCCAAAAATGATAATATGCTGTTTGGCCAGCAAGTGCAATGTGAAAGGATATTCCCGGATATAACCCAAAAGGATCTATTAAAAGACACCCTGCAGCGCTTCGCCATTATCTGCCAAACTGATAACACAAATCGGGAGGTAACATTTGCAAGCTTTAAGGATATTGTATCAAACATACCAATTGCAAAGAACTGGACAAACAAGGTAGTTAACCAGGGCAAAACGGTTGCCTTTCAGTTGGGTAATTACGGCCAGGTAAACAACCTAAAGTATAAACAGGATGACGCTATACCCGAGGGCTACGCGGATGACGTAATAAACATAGCAGATAAGACGCTGCAGGCAACGCAGGATCTTTTTACAGGCCAGTTTGCCCCGAGCCTAAACAGTCCGTTTGTAGGCGGCCCAACGGCCCAAATATTAAAGCTGGATTACATTAACGATCCCGGATCCTTTGAGTTTAGCATAGGCACGCAGCCGCGCATATTGGTAGAGGAAAAACGCGCGCTGTATATAGGTAATTCGAGCGATACGGTGCAATTTACAGACGGTAGTAGTACCACATACGTAAACGATGTAATAAGCACCGCGTATTTTTACAAGGATAACGGCGAGTTTAGTTTAATGTGGAAAGACAAAAACGGGCAACCAGGTTTGCGGACGCTTTATTACAAAGAGTTGGAGCGCATATTAAAGCAAACCAAAAAGATAACCCGGTACATAATGCTAAACGCCCGGGATATACAGGAGCTTGATTTGCTTGTGCCGGTGTACTTAGAGCAGGATAGCGCGTATTTTTACATTAACAAAATAGATCAGTGGATTAAAGGCCGGCCGACAAAATTAGAATTAATAAAACTTGGTGAAATATGATAGAAGTTTGGAAAGATGTAATTGATTACGAGGGGCTATATCAAGTATCAAATTTTGGCAGGATAAAAAGTCTTGATAAAGAAATATTCGGCATTCCTGGTAGTTTAAGAAAATCCAAGATATTAAAGCCGTGTTTAAATTCGGGAGGCTATCTTGGTTTATGCTTAAGAAAAGGGGGAAAAGTAAAAAGCCATAATGTTCATATATTGGTTGCTAAAGCATTCCATGAAAATAATGAAGATAAAGCCGAAGTAAATCATATTGATGCCAATAAATTCAATAATAAAGCTGATAATTTAGAGTGGAATAGCAGATGTGAAAACATGAGGCACGCATTTGATAATAATTTAATACATCGTAATTGCGGAGAAAAGCATCATAAATCTAAACTAACCGCAGAAGATGTTATTAAAATAAGAGAGCTTTATGAGAATAACGAGTATACTAAAAATGAATTATCTATAATGTACGGGGTTTCTGATACATCAATACATTATATCATAATAAAAAAGAATTGGGCACATATATAAGCCACTTTGCAACCCCTACAAAGCCCCTTTGAAATAATTAAAATAATATTTGTTTATATAATTAAATTGATATATAATTGTACTCAACAACCATAGAGCGGGGCATTAAAGCAATGGAGTGTAACAGGGATTAGCAGCCGTCAATATAACCCTGTTCGATGCGCGTGTAGCGATGGAAAACAAAAACGGTATTGCGCCCCATGATTAACAAAGTGAGTATAGCCCCGGTGTAATGTGCCGGGGCTTTGTTAAAGAGATTTAAGAAAGTGGCTTCGTGCGGCCATATAAACAATGCCGATAGATCCCCTTATCTATGAGTAAGGCCCGCGCCGATTGTGGGGTTACACAAACGGGTTAAAAGGTTGCTAACCTTGACACCGGGAAAGACTGTTTGTCATACGTTGGGGTAGCTGTTAAGTGTTTTCACCTCCCAACTTAGTAGACAGCGTAAACACACAAAGCGGGAAGCGCTACACCAGCCGCCCGCTTTTTTAATGCACTTCACACAATAGGTTTATAATTGGTAAGATCCCGAGGCGCGAGGCACCGGGATTTTTTATTTTACAATGCTATTGTTTTTAGTAATTATATAACTATATTGCAGCCACTTAATTAAAACAAACTATGAAATACAGATCATTACGAAACATGGGTATAGCTTTAGCGGCTATTTTGGGATTAGGTTCGGCAAGTTCAACCAGCGCACCAATTTACAGCGGGCCGGGCACGGTTAAAACACAGGGAGATTTTAAGGCACCGAGTACCAGGGTAAACACAAGACACAAAGTAGTTAAAGAAGTTGGCGGGCTAAACCTTATGGATATGGGCGGTAACTTCGGGATGACACCCAAAGAGTACGGGCAGATTTACGGCAATGGTGGCAGTAAGCGAAGTAACCGGCTGAGATACGGGCACAATGCAAAATTAAAACGCCGTGGTGTTTGCTAATATCAAATAAGCTTTTTATATTAGCACCTCACAAGGGAGTACTATAAACAACAAACTAAAACTAAAGCCTATGAAAAGATAAAAACACCTCGCTTAAAGATTTAACTAACTTATCGAAAAAGCTGTACAGAAATGTATGGCTTTTTTGTTATATAACTATTCCGTATATTTAGCCAATAAAATTAGCAAAAAGCCAATGGCAGAGGACATAACACGTAAAATTTTAGTAGACGTTGAACTACGGGCCGAGCAGGTTAAAAAGGATCTACCGGCCTTAATTGGCGAGATAGACAGACTTACAGCGTCACAAAAGGATTTAGAGAAGCAAGGCAAAAAAAGTTCTAAGGAATGGGTAGACCAATCGCAGGTACTTCGCCAGCTAAAGGCCGAGGTAAGGGAAACCAATAAATATATTGATAACACCGCCAAAGCTATAAACGCGGAAAGCAATTCAATACAGCAAAACCGTGCTTTATTATCCCTGCTTACTGCAGAGCATATAAAGTTAGGCCAGTCAAACGGCAATACTAAAAAACAAGTTGATGCCAGCGCCAAAGCGATAAACGATCTAACCACCGTATTAAAAGCCCAGGAAAAGGCAATCGGGCAAACGTACCGTAATGTAGGTAATTACGCGGATGCTATCCGGGAGGTTGCCGGCGAGTTGGGTAATGCTATACCAGGCTTTCAACAATTTCAGTCAATCGTACAAGCATCTACTAAGATAGCCGGGTTTATGCCTACGGCAATGGCCGATATATCAAACTCATTTAAGAGCGCCGGTAAAAGTATAGCAAGCTTTACGGGCTTTAAGCAATTCAATACAGAGGCCAAAGAAACCGGTGAAACCTCCGAAGAGGCGGCAGGTGCGGTACTTGAATTAGCAACAGCAGAGGGCGAGGCAGCGGCGGGTGCCGAGGGTGCAGCCGAAAGTATTGGCGGCTTATCGGCGGCGGGTGGTATACTGGCCGGTGTATTTGCCGCTATTGGCCTGGCCGTTACTGGTGCCATAGCTTATTTAAAACGCCTTGATAGCGTTGGTGATGATACGCAACAACTTTGGGAGGGTGTAAAGGCTGGTTTTTACGCCGTTGCCGAAAGTATAGCAAAAGGTGACTGGACAGGGCTAACAAACAAGATGATTGCTGCAGGTGGCGAGGCTGCGGCTTTAACGGCTCAGTTACAGGACTTACAGGACGTTATGATATCGCAGGAGGTCCACCAGGCCAGCGCGGAAAATCAAATAGCTGATTTAATGCTAAAGATGCGTAATAAACGGATAACACCCGAACAAGAGCAAAAATATTTTAATGAAATACAAAGCATATCAACTAAAAATTATGAAACTCAAAAAGCCAACGCAGAAAAATTACTTGAAATAGAAATAAACAAAGCTATTGTAGGTAAGAAAATAAGTAAAGAAGATGTTGAGCGCCTTAAAAAAGGCGGCACCGATGTAGCTATACAGTTAGAAAATGAGAATAAAATTTGGGCCGGATCCTATAAGAAAATAGCGGATGCGCAAAAACAAAAGTTAGCTGCAGATCAGTTTTATAACAGCGTTCGGGATAGGGCACAAAACCGAATAGATGCCCAGGATTTAGCAAGGGAGCAAAAGCAAACCGCAGCAGCTACCAAAGCGGAGGCCGATGCACGCAGAGCAGAGCAACAACGCCAAAAGGAGCAGGAGGCTTTAATAGAGGCCGAGAACCTACGTAAATCAAGCGCGGCAAGAATATTAACAGGTATTTATGAAGATTACGGCGACAGGGTATTAGCCTTACAGCAAAATTACGATAACCAAATTGCTCAGCTTGATAAGTTTTTAGCTAAAAAGCTAATTAGTCAGCGAGTTTATAGCGCCAATGCTGAGCAATACACCGCCGAGCATGAAGCGGCAACAGCTAAATTAATAAAGGATTTTCAAAAAAAGGATGCCGAGGCGCTCGAAAAATCACAGATCGAGCTTGCAAACCTACGTATTGCCAGTATTAAAAATGATACAAACCGGGGCGTAGCTGAATTAGAGCAACGTAACGCCGAGCAAATGGCGGTTATCGATAAGTCAAACGATGATATTTTAGAAGCTCAGCGGGCTTTAAATATTGAGATAGCGGCACTAAAATGGGCAGAGCAGGACGAGGCTAAACAGAGATACGAAAACCTATCCGTACTATTCCAGCAAAACGAGATCAAGCGCGTAGGCATTCAAAAGGCAACTGATAGGGAAATACTAAGATTAAAACGCAAAGCCGCCAACGATCAGCAGGCGGTAGAGTTGGAAGCTGCGGTATTAAAGGCAAAAAAAGGTGCTAATTTATTTAGCAATGGCGGTGCTCAATCAGCAGAGGCGGCCGCAATCACTCAAAGGTATGATTTTGAAATAAGCGAGGCAAAGCGGGCAGGCAAAACTACCGTATTACTGGAAGAGCAGAAAGCCCAGGCAATAAAGGAGATTAACGACCGGTACCGCAATGAGAAAATAGAGTATGCAGTACAGGCAGAGCAGCTAATACAAAGCACGGCGTTTGATATTATTACTCAGGGCGTACAGCAGGCGAGTGATGCAAAGCTAAGGTTATTGGATGCTCAAAAAAGCGCAGAGCTTGATAACGCCAGTTTAACGGCTACGCAAAAACGATTAATTGAAAACAAATACGCCAACCTCGAAAAGCAGGAAAAAATAAAGGCGTTCAAGGCAAACCAAAAGTTACAGGCCGCCAACGCATTTATAAACGGTGCCGTGGCAGTTTTAAAGAATAACGCCGAGTTGGGATTTTTACCGGCCATACCTATTAATGCGCTCACCATCGCAACAACGGTTGCCAGCATAGCAAAAATACTGAGCGCAAAGCCGGGGTTTGCTACGGGCGGTATGTTTGAGAGTGACGGTAAAGGCGCGATGTTACCCGGCTACAGCAAAAGCGATAACACCAACGCCCGGTTAAGATCCGGTGAGGCGGTAGTAGTAAGCGAGGCAATGCGGGTGCCGTGGGCGCGTAACCAGGTAAGCCGAATAAATGAAATGTTCGGCGGCCGCTCATTCTCTACACCATCCGGGCCAAAGCCTGCGTTTGCAACCGGGGGTATATTTACAGATGGTGGCAACGCAAACCGTTACTATAATCAGCCGGTAGTACAAACCGAGGGGCTGGCCAATAGTTTAGCTTACCAGCTTATAAATAATTTCCCTCCAATATTTACAGATGTTAAGGACGTTATAGATCAGATAGGAATTAAAAACCAAACCCTCGACAGGGTAACTTTATAAAGCACCTTTAAAGCAGTTACAAAGCCGCTTTGATGGGGCTTTGCTATTTGTATATAATTATATAATTTATTTGTATAATTAAATTATTGTGATTAATATTGTCAAAACAAAAACTATATCACAATGAAAAGAACAAGGTTAACCAGGCGCTTAGGTAAATACCCGGAAGAGCGGGAGGTAATGGTAGAGGTTCACATATTTTGGTTTATATGGTGGCCGGTTGCATTTTGGCGGGGTGTAGATAAGTTTGACGAGCAGCTTGCCTTTGAGTGGATGAACGATAAGCACCAGCCGGACGAGATTAGGGATCTAAGGTAAAGAAGTAAAGGAGGTAGATAAAAACTACCTCCTTTTTATTTATACAAACTTATTGCAATTACTAAAAATATTATTAATTTAGCTAACCTAATTAGCTAAATGCAAGAACTATTAAACAGCCTGTTTGACACGGGCCTTTATGCAAAATTATTAAAGGTCGGTTTGGTATCGCCCAAAATATCAACCTACCGGGATTACTACCTGTATGTAGATGCTCAGATCACAGCCAGGGGGATAAGTAAAACCAAAGCCTTTAAAGAGGCGGCCGGTTTTTACAATGTCGATGAAAGCACCATCCGCAGGGCTTACAATTCTTTAGTATAGGGCAAAACCTCGCCCTATTCATGTTATTTATTAGATATACTTTTATACTAATAAAAATAGCATGGCCAAAAAATTCAAACTTCACGATTACGTAATAGGCGACAAACAGCAATGTATCGGCTCGCCTATGCTTAACAGCGAGTTTGTAACTGCCTGCTTAAACGAAGCGAACGACCAGGAAAGCGAATTTGATATATCCAGCGTAGGCGGTGACGTATTCCAGGGGATTGCAATGTACGATCTTATTAAGAGCAACGGCAAAGCAGATACCCGTATCGGGGCCTTAGCCGCGTCCTCTGCCTCTTTGGTAGCAATGGCCGGTCGCAGGGTTACAATGAGCAAATACGGCTTATTGATGATACATAAGCCCATGACAATGAGCGGCGGCAATTCAGATCAGTTGCAGGCAGATGTAGACAGGCTAAACGCAGTACAAGGCCGAATAGCTCAGATTTACATAGATAAGACAGGCTTAGACGCGGAAACCGTAAACAGCCTTATAAATGCAGTTACGTGGATGACGGCAGACCAGGCCCTGAGCTTAGGTTTTATTGATGCGATTGAGGACTATACCGCAGAGATCACAAACCACGCACAAATTAAACCATACGTAACCGCTACAGCCGGGGCAGTATACCAAAGAGTATTTAACAAATTAGAAATAGCACCAATAAGCAACGAAATGAACGTAGAGGACAAAGCACTAATTGAGAAAAACAACGGTTTGTTTACTCAAATCTTAAACTTTTTCAAAGGGATTACCAACAGCGTAACCACAAATAAAGGCGTATTAAACCACGTTGGGCCGCTGGCAGTAGGTAATAAGGTTACCAACGCAGAGGGCGGCGATATGGAGGACGGAGAATACGATTACGAAAACGCAGGCAAGCCGGTTAAAATGACGGTTAAGGGCGGTATTGTAACCAATATATCAGGAGATGAAGCCGAGCCAGCCGATAACGCAACCGAAGAGGAAAAAGAAGCGGTAAAAAATAACGTAGTGTTAAATACATTGGGTTTGAAAGTTACCAACGCAGTAGAGGCCGCAGGTATTGTAAAAGTTATCACTAACCAGGTAGCAACCATACAGGAACAAAACGCACTCATAGTTACCCTGCGAGATCAGTTGGCAGTAAGTAATACGGCCGTTGCCCGCGACGAAGCGGCAATACGTGCAACCATTAAAAGCGAGTTTGAAGTATCGGGATCTAAGCGATCGGACGGCAGCGTTGTAAACACGGCCCAAACCGAAGCGTTTAAGCCAACTACAAACGTAGCTCAGCAGGCAGTAAAACGCGCTTTGGCTGGTTCCGGTGGCGTAGTATTAAAAGAACAAACACAAGCATAATAAAACCCCTACTATAAAAAAATGGCACAATTTACATTCACAAACAACACCTACGCCGGTGAAGCACTGGCCGGTTTCATGGCCAGCACCCTACTGGAAGCGGACAGCGTAAAAAGGGGTTTATTAACCGTAATTAATGACGTTAAGGCCCGCAAAATCATCTTAGATGTTGACGACGACGTAAAGTTGCAGGATCCATCGGGTATATTTAACGACCAGGGCACAACTGCAAGCCAAACGGAAACCTACTTAGATCCTGTTGTATTCGAGTTTATGAAGCAAGAGCAGTGGGATAAGCTTATACAATCATGGGAAAGCAGCGCGATTGGTGCCGGTTCCTTTAAGGATTACGAGGGCGTAGTAGATCTTTCGGATTTTATGGTACAGCGTTATTTAACCAAAATACAAATCGCAAATGAGCGCTTGTATTGGTTAGGTAAAGGCGCAACCAAAGAGGCGACATTTACCGCCGCTTTTACTGGCCTATTGCCTACCATCTCAGCCGCAGCAGGTGTTTACAAAGTTTCTTTAACTGGCAACGCGGCCGCTACAATGGCAGCCACAGCAATAGCAAACACCGGGATTGTTACCGTGGCGTCTACCGCTAATTTAGCCGATGGTGATGTGGTTACCGTTCTTATGACTGCGGGCGGCACATTGGCCGAAAGCACAGTAGGGGGTACTTATAACGGCGTATTGTTAAACGTTGAGCAATCGTATTTTATAACCGTACTTAGTGCAACTACCTTTAAATTGGTACGTAACTATAACGATATAAACACCCGCAAGCCGGCAACATTTACAGGTACCGCCGCAACCGCCGCAACCATTACCTTTATTAACGCTTCAAACGTGTTAAGTGTATTAGGTGGTGTTTATGGGACATTGGATCCAGCCGACAGGATGCAGGAAGATTTTAACCTGCAAATACCGTTACACGTTGGTTATGCATACGCTCAGGCCCAGGCTAATAAAGCCGTTAACGTTCTTAACGCCTTTACAGATGTTAAGAAAATGGACTACTTAGGTATTCCGCTGCAGTTAATGAACCATTGGAAAGCTAACACAATCTTAGGTGCCCGTACTTCTAACCTGTTCTTAGGCGTGGATTTATTGGGTGATAGCTCAGAGCTTAGCACCGTGTACATGAAGCCATACACAAACGATAACGTTGTGCGTATGAAAGCACGTATGAAAGCGGCCGTTAACTACAAGTTTGCTAACGAATTATTTTACTTATCAGCATAAGAATATATGTCAGTATTAACAGATTTTTGCGATAAAATTGGCGCAGGGTTCGATCCCTGCGCCAAAGCGCCAGGCGTGGCGGGCATTGAGCCGGGAGTGTACGCATTTAATAAAGACGAGTTTACGCTTACATTAAGCCCAACAAACCCGCTTATTGTTACAGGTATTACCCGCGTAGGGGATGCTTTAATGTATAAAATTAAGGGTTTTGGTGATAGTTTTAATGCCATAAGCAAGCCTGCCAAAAAAATGGTTGGGCCGCGATATTCGGAAACCGTTACAGCTTATATAACCGATAATTCAAGTGTGACAAAACAATTTGTTGTTAACGCATTGACAGGCAGAGTTTGTATTATCGTTGTGAATAACGAAAAATCAACAGATGGAGCGGTTGAATTATTTGGTGCGCAAAACGGATTGCAATTGAGTGATAATAGCCAAAGAGACGCAGCAGACGAGGATATGCAAGGGGGGTGGAAGCTCGAATTCATAAACCCGCCTAAATTACTTGAAGCTTGGCCGCCACGATGTGTAACTTTGGGCGTAACCCCTACATACGCTACCACTATAGCCGCGTTGGAATTACTTACAGAGCCAGCCGCATAAGAGCGTTTTTTAGTTGATTAGTTTTAGTTGAGGCGGGTTTGCATAAGCCCGCCTTTTTTGTTAAATTTAAAGAAATGAGAAAAAGATTTAATGACTTTCTGCTAACTGCTTTGGATCCTAAAAAGAGGGATTTAACCGAGCTTAAAGCACTTTACGAAATAGCTACCGGGCAACCGGCCGGCAAATGCAAAAGCGATACCTGTATATCTAAAATGATTAACGAGGTGCGCAAATACGATCACTTGCACCATATTAAAAACGATGCTGCAGAGCCGCGTAAATATCAGCTTAAACCCGGCAATCATGCCTTTATCGGCGGCGGCCCGGCTGAGCATAACAACGATAATACAAGCGATGCAGATATAGAAAGGCTTTTGCCAATATTCCCCCACATCAAACATTTGCTAATAGACTAAAACAACCTATCAACTAAAAAATGAAAACTTATTTACCACAGGTTGAGAAGCGTTTAATAGTACGGCCAAACACCACGTTTGGAATTATAAATTATGATGCTGATAACGCATACCCTCAGCGGGTTTTAGAGCTTGTAAGGCAATCGCCGACAGCAAAAAAATGTTGGGGTAAGCGTGCTAAATTCTTAGGGGGTAACGGCTTTGAGGATCCAGAGTTGGGCAAAGTAGTTGTTTATGAGCGCAACGGCAAAAGCATAACGCTTGCACAGCTATTAAAAGCAATATCCGTAGATAAAGCCATTTTCCCAGGCTTTGCGTTACACCTAAATTATAATGCCAATTACAAAATTGTTTCCTGCAGGCTGGTAAAGTTTGAGGACGTGCGCCAGGGTAATACCGATAGCGCGGATTATAAAGGCAAGTATGTAATTTACAAAGATTGGGGCCGCAAAACATGGCGGGCAATCTACAGTATGAAATTTGACGTTATAGATCCTTTTAACGCGGATCCCGAGATCATAAAACAGCAGGTTATAAACGCCGGGGGATGGGATAAATACAAAGGGCAGCTATTTTATTTATCGCCGGAGGTTGACGATTACCCCGTATGCCATTTTGATGCAGCCTTAGAGGATATTGAAACGGAGGCTGGAATAAAGATCTTTAATAACCGACAGGTAACTACCGGGTTTATGCCCTCTGCTATGCTTTTTATGAAAGCCAGGCGTGAAGAGGCCGACAATGAGCCGGTACACGATGGAATGTTGAATGTTATTGATAATTCCGGCGCCTCACAAATGGAAAAGAATTTAGCCACATTCCAGGGGGCTAAAGAGGCGCAGAAGATTATCGTAATTGAGTATGAGGACGAAACATGTAAGCCGGAGTTATCCCAATACCAAACGCAAAATAATGATAAACTCTTTGAGGTTACCAGCAAAAACGTAGAGGGTAACATTATAAAGGCGTGGGAGGTTCCAAAAGAGCTAATCCAAACAAGCAATAGCACCGGGTTAAATGCCAGCGGTGCCGAGAAGCGGGAAGCAATACGCGAGTTTAACGACGATACAGCACCCGAGCGTAACGAGATCAGCGAAGTACTTTACACAATATTTCAAAACTGGCACCAGCCTTTAAACCCTAAAAGCTGGAATATACGGGAGGTAACAACCGAGGGCAGCGGGCCGGACGTGATAAAATACGCAGATAAAGTACAGGCTATTTTGGAAAGCTCAAAATTAACTTCGGAAAACAAAATTAATATTTTGGTTGATGTTTACGGCTTTAAGAACGACGAAGCTGTACGTATGGTGCCGGATGATGAATTTATAAAAGAGGCAAATAAATTGCCGGAGGCTAAAACAGTTAAACCAACAGTAGAAACGGAGGCCGCAGCATGATCGAAAATCTGTTAATAAACCTTGCAACATACGAGGAGTACGAGGATCTAAGCATAAACATTGAAGAGCAAAGGATAAACGTATTTATACAAAAAGCCCAGGAATTAGATTTGGAGCCTTTTTTAGGTGATGTATTTTATTTTGACTTTATAGAGGCTGTTAAATTTGATGGTTCAGGAAATGTTATTACAGATCAGACAGCAGATCCAACAACGCCGAAAATTTGGGTTGATCTTTTAGAGGGATGCATTTACCAGGGAAGAGACGGGAAAAGCCGCCGTTTTAAAGGCTTAAAGCCCGCTTTGGTATATTGGGCATTTGCCCGGTATATTGAGGCAGACAGCGTACACTATACAGCCACCGGGCCGGTAATAAAGCATAGGGATCAAAGCGATAACCTTAAAATAAGCGATACCGTTAAGCTTGTGCAACAACAAAGATCGGTAGCCAATGCCTACGCAAATAAAGCTATAGCCTTTTTGGATAGCCGCCGCGATGTTTACCCGGATTGGAGATATAACGAGCGTAACACAAACAGCCGCCAGCCAGGGCCGCGCATACGTTCGGTTGATGCTACGCAAGTAAGGGCGCAAAACAGGTATTACGGAGGTTATTTAGGTACTTTGGAGGGCTTATTGTAAAATGGCAGTAGATAAAAAAATAACCGAATTAGCCGCCCTGCCCGGAGATGTACAGGCAACAGATGTAAGTATTTTAGTACGGGGCGGGGTAGATTATCAATACACATTTACCGATCTTTTAAACCTTATAAATTCTGCAATTCCTGTAGGATCTGTTATCACATTTAGCAATGATACGCCGGATAACTCAACAGGTAAAAACGGCGATGTTGTTATAAAGCCGGCAAGCGGTGAGTTTTGGCAGCGAGTAGCAGGCACATGGGTGTTACAATACACTGCTGCAAGTGCTGAGCCAGGTAATACCATACGTTACGGTACAGGTGTGCCGAGTAACTCAATAGGAATTAACGGAGATACTTTTATCCGTACCGATGGGGGGATATTTTATAAAAAAGCTGCAGGTGTATACACTCAGGTTTTTAGCATGGCCACCGGGCCGGCAGGGGCTACAGGCGCAGCCGGAGCGGACGGGACAAACGGGACAAACGGGAATACGGTATTAACCGGCACAACGCCGCCGAGTAACGTAGACGATGGGGTAAACGGTGATTACTACATCAATAAAAATACGTTATACATTTATGGCCCAAAGGCGGGCGGTATATGGCCGGCAGGGGTTAGCATTATAGGTACCGGGCCAGCCTTTAAGCAGGCGTACAACTACGATGTTTTAGATACCCGGTTTGTATACGATAGCCTAACAATGGAGTTGACATTTACATTAAATTCCGACGATCAATTGTTATTCCCGTACAGCGCAGAGTTTGGGGCTTTAAACGCAGTACTTCGCGAGAAAATTACCGGCACATCATTTAAAACGCGCAATAGCTTTGATCCTATAATTACGGATGATGGCACAAATTATTTAACAGTCCTTTTTGAGGGCGTAGACGATACACTAATTAACAATACGCAAATAGTACTAAGCTAACATGAAAAAAATACTTTACCTACTACTTTTAATTATCCCTTTTTCGGTACAATTAAAAGCCCAGGAAACGCCACCGGCTGGCCTGAGGGCAGTTAACGGGCAGTTTTATATTAACCTTGTGGATAGCGCTATTTGGCAAAACAAAGGCACGCCGTATGGCTGGCAACGTTTGGCAAGGTATAAAGATATTACCGGGCTATCTTCAATTTATTGGAAATTAACAGGGGGTAATACACCGAGTGGTACCCAGGCGCTAAGTAGTGGAGATATAACTACAGCAAACGGTAAGTTTGGTACACAAAATGTATCAACCGGTAGGATTGGATATGTATCGGGAACAAAGCTTTACGACAGCGGTACGCCGGGTAACTTTATAGATGTTTATAACGCGGGCGCGGACGTATCGATAAAATCCGACGATGCGATTGTATTATCAAGCTATTTAAGCGGGATACAGAGAGATTTAACTTTTACAGGTAGTAGGATTACAAGCCATAGGGGGGATACGGTTATTTTCAGCAGCGATGGCGGTTACATTAAAAACCAAGCATCATCCCCACAAACAGCTAATTTTTATATAAATGGCTCTGCAATAGCTGGTGGATTTGTATCTACAACCGATTTTTCGTCTGGAAACTATGCCATATATGGCCAGAACTTTTTAGAACTTAAACAAGCCGATGGGGGGGATTTTAAGATATTAAGCTCTTTATCAGGTACTACAGTTACATCTTCAGGAAATGTAACTTATAATACAAAGCTGATATCATCGTTTACCCCGGTTGACACAACGGACGTGGTTAGACTAAAAGATTTAACTACAGGATATGTCCCTACTACCCGCACCATATCCACAGGATACGGGATTTCTGGAGGTGGCGATTTATCGGCTGATAGAACGTTCATTGCAGACAGCACAGCATTAGTCAGCAAGCCAAATCTCGCCTCGCAGATGGCTTTGAAACTTGCTAAAACCGATACCACCGCCATGCTTGCTAGCGTAATGCATCTTGCAAAGGTAGAAACGGCTACCGGGTTAAAGACGTTTCAACCAACCCTAACAGGCGGGGCGGCAGCGCAGGACTACGGGATTAAAATACAGCCCATAGGATCGCAAACAAGTACTGCGTTATTTACAGGATTATACTACAATCAGACAGGGACTTTTGGAAGCGGGACACAGCGTCTTTTTGAGTTTAGAAGCAATGGTACAGGCGGCGCGGTGTTAGATGCCAATGGTAATTTCTCGCAGGCCGGTAGGTTAAACGTTGGTAGCACCGGAACACTTGCGTCGAGTTTAGCGATAGCATTTTCGACTATGAGTACAACTATTTCGTATGGCACTACTCGTGGTTTAGGTATTGATGTTGCCAGCGCTACATATACATCAAGCGGAACAAGCGGAACCGTAACGAATACAGGCACAAGCATATTACATATACCTACATTTGCATCTCAAACAAACGCGATTACACTAACTAATGCCGCAACTCTAACTATAGAGGGAGTGCCTGTGGCAGGTAGCAATACAACCATAACAAACGCATACCCACTTGACGTATTAGCAGGACAGGTTAACTTTAGGGCGGGTACTAAAACAAGTGCCGTAACATTGACTACATTGGCAAGCGGCACAGCGGGTACGGATAGTTTATTAGTAAAAAACCCTACTACTAATTTAGTGGGTAAGATAGCGGCGAGTTATTATGTTGGGCCAGATGCTGTAAACACCGCTACAGATGCAAACTATACCATAACATCAGCTAACCAATTTGTTAAGCTACCAACGATAACAGCAAGCCGTACGGTATCTATACCAACAGCATCAAGTTATACAGGTAGAATAATACGTATTTGGAACCAAAACGCAACAGCTTTTAATTGGTCATTCACCGGCGCCACGGTTAAGGATGCCGCAAATAACACATTAACAAACCTTGTTAGTTCATCCGTTTACATTTTGGAAAGTGACGGCACCAACTGGCTTAAACAAAACTAAAATTATGATATTACGTCCCGAGGGATCGCAGCAGATCACAACAACAGGCTCAACACAAATTAACAACGGCGTTGGTAAGGTAGTTGTAGGCACAGGCAGTTTACTTGCAAACGTTACGATACCATTTCCAACAAACCCGAGCGACAGGGATAATTTATTATTATTCTTTAATGGCGGCGTAACCCTACTTACATTAACTTCCGTTTTGGGCTTATTGACTACGCCGCCAGCGGTTGCCGCTACCGGCCTTGCAATGGTTTGGGAATTTGAGTTAACAACAAACAAGTGGTATCGGTTAATATAATTATTTTTACTACTTGCTAAAATAAATAGTAAATTTCTTATATTTACAATACCTTAATTAATAAAAGAAAATGATTAAAACCTCAGACTTTCTAAGCGTAAATACGCGGGATATTATAAAGGGTTGTGCCGTTGCCGCAATTGCGGCCGTAGCCCCCATTATAACCCAAAGCATAGCAAGCGGCGCGTTTGTTTTTAACCTTACCGATATTTGGCACGCAGCCGCCGCCGGCGCGTGGGGTTACATAGTGCTCAAATTTTTCACGCCCGCAAAGGTGGTTACACCAGCCGAATAATTATGAAGCTATCCCCCGAGGGCTATAACCACATTAGGCCATTATTTGGCGGCCACCTATCACAAAGCCAGGTAAACGGTATCGAACGTATGCTAAAAGAAATAGCCGCCCAGGGCATAGCAGACGAAAGGCACGCCGCGTATATTCTCGCTACTCAATTCCATGAAACGGGTAAAACAATGCAGCCGGTACAAGAGGGCGAGCGCGGGAAAGGCAGGCGATACGGGCAAAAGATCAAGCGTAATGGTACGCCATACGCAAAGCCTGATAAAATATATTATGGCCGTGGTGATGTTCAAATCACATGGTACGACAATTACCAATACATAGGCAAGTTGTTGGGACTTGATCTTTTAAATAACCCGGAGCTTTGTTTAGATCCTGCAATATCTGCTAAGATTGCGGTTTTCGGTATGATTAAGGGCGTATTTACCGGCGTAAAGCTATCAACCTATTTTAATAAAGATCGCGACGATAGCGTAAACGCCCGTAAGATAATTAATGGCAATGACTGCGATATGCTGATATCAACCTATCACCATGCATTTTTAAAGGCTTTGGAGGTGTCTAACTAATGACCGTGCAGGTAGCGAGAACACAAATTAAATTAGGATGGGAGGCGGCCGCCGCAATCGTTTTGTTTTTAATTACAACTACTTTCGGCGTTGGTTATGGGTTTTCAAAATTCATGGCCAGGCAAGACGAAATTTACAGGATAGTAACCAAGCTCGACAGGAACGACAGTTTAAACACCGTCTTTAAACAACAGGTCGTTTTAGATATGAGTTATCAAAAAAAAAGTATTGATAGCTTGAAAGCGAGCAAAACAGCATACACCGGGCAGCAGGTGCAGAGGTACTATACAGAGCGGAGGGTAAACGGC